ATGGGAAAAGTATTTGATGGAATTATTGGTTTGGTTGTTGCTGATGCCGTTGGTGTTCCGGTTGAATTCAGGGATCGTGATACCTATGAAGTAACCGAAATGAGAGGTTACGGAACTTATAATCAGCCGCCCGGTACATGGTCGGATGATAGTTCAATGACACTTGCAACCGTTGAAAGTATCGGACGATTGGGAAAGATTGATCCGGTTGATATTATGGATAATTTTGTTATGTGGCTTGAACACGCTGCATTTACCCCGCACAATGAAGTATTTGATGTTGGGGGTGCTACAAGAAGGGCAATCACCCGTTATGATAACGGTACACCTATCTTCCATTGCGGCGGTAAAAGCCGAATGGATAACGGCAACGGTGCGTTGATGCGTATTCTTCCGGTAGCAATGGCAGCGAAAGCGGAAAAGCCTGATAAGAAAATCCTTACCGTGAAATGTATTGCCGGACTTACCCACGATCACCCAATTTCACACATTGCTTGCTTCATCTATTCCTTCATGGTTGAAAACCTGATGAACGGTATTGATAAGCGTGAAGCTCTTTCCAATGCTATTCAGGTTGTAGGGAAATTATACAACTGTTCGGAAGCATGGCAAGAATACCGCTTCCTTCCTGAAATCGGTAAGTATGACCGTGATGAAATCAAAAGTTCCGGTTATGTGGTTGACACGCTGGAAGCTGCAATTTGGTGTTTGCTGAATTCAAGCAGCTACAAAGATTGTGTTTTGCTTGCCGTGAATTTGGGCGGTGATACAGATACCGTTGCAGCAGTTGCGGGCGGGCTTGCCGGAATTCTTTACGGTTGCGGTGGTGCATACGGTGTACCTGATGAATGGATTGCACAGGTTGCCCGTAAGGATTGGATAAAAGGATTGTGTGATGAATTTGAAAATAAACTTTCAAAATAACACACGGTTCAAGTTGCGGTTCAAGATTGGTTCAAGTTGTAGTTGTTGAAACTTGAACCGCTTGAAACCCTGATAAATCAAGGGTTTTCAGGGTATCGGTTCAAGTAGTTCAAGTTGCTTTTGATTTCTAAATAAAATAGAAAATCAACAATGCAAAATTACAATGTTTTTCCTAAAAAATAATATAAGAAAAACAAGTTGTTGAACTTGAACCCCCTGAACCGTAAGAAATCAAAAAGCCCTTGAAAAATCGGGATTTGAAGCGGTTCAAGTTCCCGGTTCAAGATTAGGAAAGGAAGTTGTACCCATGAAAGCAAAAGAATATTTGCAGCAGTTGAAGCGTTTAGATACGCTTATCAATCAAAAGATACAGGAATTAGGCGAATTACGGGCTATGTCAACGGTAGGTTCTGTTGATTACTCAAAGGAAAGAGTGCAAAGCAGCCCTTCACAGGATGCACCTTTTGTAAGAGTGATTCACAAAATCATAGAACTTGAAGAAGAAATCAATGCTGAAATTGATAAGTTTGTTGATGAAAAGCACCTGATTATAAATCAAATTCAGGCGTTGAATGATCCGAAACACATTGAATTGCTGTATAAACGATATGTTGAATTCAAAAGGCTTGAAGCCGTTGCAGTTGAAATGAACTACACATATCAGTACATAGTTGAATTGCACGGTTACGCATTGAAGGAATTTCAAAGCACCCATGAAAACCTATTGAATTCCAATGAACAAAAGTGATATAATAGTATCGTGAAAAATCACCCAAAGGAACGCAAGTTCCAAAGGGTGATTTTTCAATTTCCCCCGGAAGGATGCTCATAGCCGGAATTTTCGCCCGGTGAACTCCTGCCTTCCGGGGGAAATCTTTTTGAAAGGATGAAATTTACAAGAAAGGAAGTGAACTTTCAATATGGCGAAAGGTAAATATGAACAATGGCTGACAGAAGAAGGTTTACTTCAACTTGAAGCATGGGCAAGAAACGGTTTAACGGATGAACAGATTGCCGCTAATATCGGTATCAGCAGAAGCACCCTGAACGAATGGAAAAATAGATTTTCGGACATTTCGGACACCCTAAAAAGGGGAAAGGAAATTGTTGATATTCAGGTTGAAAATGCTTTGCTAAAAAGGGCGTTAGGCTATACCTACAAGGAAACCACCCGTGAAGCACAGTTCAACCCGCAAACTGAACAATATGAAATGGTTGTAACAAAAGAGGTTACAAAAGAGGTTGTACCCGATACCACAGCACAAATTTTTTGGTTGAAGAACCGCAAGCCGGAAGAATGGCGTGATAAAAAGGATGTTGAACATAGTGGATCGGTAAACAATCCGTTTGCTGCATTATCAACCGAACAGCTTTTGAAGTTGGCGGGTGATGATGAATGACAGAAAAGCAGCTAATTCAGATGGGGGCAAAATGTGAACTTGCAAGGCGTTCATTCTTCCATTATTGCAAGCTGAAAGCCCCTTCTTTTTATAAAAACAACCGTGAATTCCTTGTGAACTTTTGCGGTGAACTTCAATCCTTCTATGAAGGTGATGATGAAGTATTAGTTGTGAATATGCCGCCCCGACACGGTAAGAGCCGAACAGCCGGGTTATTCGTTGAATGGGTATTTGGTCAGAACCAAAATGAAAAGGTTATGACCGGATCATACAACGAAATTCTTTCAACAAGTTTTTCAAAGACGGTCAGAAATGACATTTTGGAAGAAAAGGCTGATGAAAACAAAATCATATATTCTGACATTTTCCCCGGTGTAACGATCAAGCGGGGTGATGGTGCTATGAATATGTGGAGTTTGGAAGGCGGGTATAACAATTATCTTGCAACTTCCCCTTCCGGTACTGCTACGGGTTTTGGTTGTTCGCTGATGATTATTGACGATTTAATAAAAAATGCAGCGGAAGCCTATAATGAAGAAACCCTTGAAAAACAATGGGATTGGTTCACAAATACAATGCTTTCCCGTTTGGAAGAAGGCGGCAAGATCATAATCATTATGACACGCTGGGCAACGGGTGATTTGGCTGGTAGGGCGTTAGAGCATTACACCAAAGAGGGGGCAAAAATCAGGCATATCAGCCTAAAAGCCTTACAGGATGATGGAACAATGCTTTGTTCTGAAATCCTTTCCCTGAAATCCTACAATGCCAAAGTGAAAGCTATGGGTTTGGATATTGCTTCCGCAAACTATCAGCAAGAACCCATTGATATTAAAGGCAGACTTTACACGAAATTCAAAACCTATACTAAACTTCCTATGGATGAAAACGGCAACCTTCTGTTTACAGCCATTAAAAACTATACTGATACCGCTGATACGGGTGATGATTACCTTTGCAGTATCAATTATGGTGAATACAATGGTGAAGCCTATGTTCTTGATGTACTTTACACAAAGGACGGAATGGAAATCACAGAACCCGCAACGGCTAAAATGCTGAAAAAGGATAATGTGAATGTTGCTGATATTGAATCCAATAATGGCGGTAGAGGATTTGCACGATCCGTTGAACGGATAATGAAAGAAGTGCTGCATACCAATCACACGGTATTTCACAGCTTCTATCAATCCAAAAACAAGCAATCCCGCATTTTGTCAAATAGTACATGGGTTATGGAACACATATATTTCCCGGTGAATTGGAATGACCGATTCCCGGAATATTTTGAAGCAATGACAAAGTATCAGAAGGAAGGCAAAAACGCACATGATGATGCCCCGGATGCTACAACCGGAATTGCTGAAAAGGTTGGCGTTGGAAGTGCGTTCAGCTTTGATTAAAAATAACACATTAGTAACAAACAGCCCTGAAAGCCTTGTGTTTTCGGGCTTTTGTATTTATTACGCAATAGAAAGGGGTGAAAAAGTTGAATGTAGGTGAAAAGATGCTAAACAGGCTTTCAAATATTATGCTGTTCGGCTTCAAGTCGAATATGAGTAATAAACAGTTCCTTGAACAGTCTATCATGCGTTGGAAGGGTTCACCGGAAAGAATGATGCAGATCAAGGGGCAGCTTTACTATCAGAACGAACATGATATTCTTTCCCGAAAGCGTACTATGATTGGTGAAGATGGTAAGCTGCAAGTGGTTGAAAACCTTCCGAATAACCTTGTGATTGATAATCAGTATATGAAGATGGTGAACCAAAAGGCAAACTACTTGTTAGGTCAACCCTTTGCTATTGATGGTGAAAATGAACTTTACATTGAACTTTTGAAACAGGTATTCAATAAGAAGTTTATGAAAACCTTGAAAAATGGTGGTAAGGCAGCGTTGAACCACGGTATAAGCTGGTTATTCCCCTACTACAACAAGCAGGGTGAATTTTCTTTCCGTCTGTTTCCGGGTTATGAAATCCTTCCTATTTGGGAAGATAGCGAACATACCATTTTAGCGGGTGCAATCAGGCTTTATTTGGTTACAGGCTATGACGGTTTAACCCCTGTTGTTATTGAAAAGGTTGAAGTTTTCGATATGCAGGGAATTCATTGTTATGTGCTGGACGGTAACACCCTGATTCCTGATCTAACGGTGGAAGAACAAGATTGTGCCTATGTGATGAACGGGAAGAAGGCTTTGAATTGGGCGAAAATTCCCCTGATTCCCCTGAAATACAATGAACAGGAAATTCCCCTGATTAAGAAGGTGAAAAGCCTTCAAGATGGTATCAATGTAATGCTTTCCGATTTTGAAAACAATATGCAAGAGGATGCACGAAATACCATTCTTGTATTGAAGAACTATGACGGTACGAATTTAGGGGAATTCAGAAAGAACCTTGCAACATACGGTGTGGTTAAGGTTCGCTATGATGGTGAAACCAAAGGCGGCGTTGAAACCCTTGAAATCACAGTAAATGCGGAAAACTACAAGGCAATCGTTGAAATCTTCAAGAAAGCCTTGATTGAAAACGCTATGGGCTATGATGCAAAGGATGATAGACTTTCCGGCAATCCTAATCAGATGAACATTCAATCAATGTATTCTGATATTGATTTGGATGCTAACGATATGGAAACCGAATTTCAGGCTGCTTTTGAAGAAATCCTTTGGTTCGTCAATGCACACCTTGCCAATACAGGCAGGGGCAATTTTGAGAATGAGGAAGTAAACATTATCTTCAACCGTGATATTCTGATTAACGAAAGTGAAGCGATTGCGAATTGTCAGGCTTCCGTGGGTATTCTTTCTGATGAAACTATCATTGGTATGCACCCGTGGATTGATGATCCGCAAGCAGAACTTGAACGATTGGAAAAGCAGCGGGAAAAGGAAAAGAAGGAAATGGAAGCCCAAAGCTACAATCCTTTTGGAAATCCGCAGCAAGGCAATCAGCCGCCCAATAAGGAAGGCGGTGGAGTAAATGAAGAATAGTGATTATTGGAAGCAGCGTTTTGAACAGCTTGAAAACGCCCAAAATCAGAAAGCCGCTGATGCTTTCCGGCAGATTGAAAGGCAATACAGGCAAGCCCAAAAGGAAATTGAAGGTAAAATCAACACATGGTATCAGCGTTTTGCAAAGAACAACGGTGTTACTATGGCAGAAGCCCGGAAGATGCTTTCCGGTGTTGACCTGAAAGAATTCAAATGGGATGTTCAGGAATATATAAAATACGGTCAGGATAACGCTTTAATGGGCGGCTGGATGAAGGAATTGGAAAATGCTTCTGCAAAGTTTCACATTTCAAAGCTGGAAGCCCTGAAAATTCAGACACAACAAAGCCTTGAAAGTTTATTTTCAAAACAGGCGGGAACGGTAAGTTCTGTAATGGCTGATGTGTTTGAAAGCGGCTATTACCATTCCGCTTATGAACTTCAAAAGGGGTTCGGTATCGGTTGGGATATTGCCGGGTTGGATCAATCGCAGATTGAAAAACTGCTATCTAAACCGTGGGCTGCTGATGGTTACAATTTTTCTGAAAGAATTTGGGGAAACAAAGATAAACTGATTGCGGAAGTTCACACCGAACTAACGCACAATATTATGCTTGGTTCTGATCCGCAAAAGGCTATTGATGCCATTGCAAAGAAAATGAACACTTCCAAAAACAACGCCGGAAGGCTTGTAATGACGGAAGAAGCATATTTCAGTTCCGTTGCACAAGGCGAATGTTTCAACGATCTTGATGTTGAAGAATATGAAGTTGTTGCAACGCTGGATTCCCACACTTCCGATATTTGCAGAAGCCTTGACGGTCAGGTTTTCCCCATGAAAGACTATCAAGCGGGCGTTACCGCCCCACCCTTTCATGTATATTGCCGTTCAACTACTGTACCGCACTTTTCAGAAGATTTCGGGCAGATTGGGGAACGGGCTGCAAGGGATGCCGAAACAGGCAAAACCTATTATATTCCTGATGATATGAAATATCAGGAATGGGAAGATACCTTTGTTAAGGGCGGCGATAAATCCGGCTTTACGGTGTTTGATGATGGTTCAGCCCTTCATTACACCCATACCCCGGTAGTTGAACCGCCGAAACCAAAGAAAGAATACCTGACAAAGAAGAAGCTGCAAGCCAATATTGCAAACGCTGATGTTCAGCTTGAAGATTTGGAAAATCAATTCAAGGCTGCTTCCGGTGGTTGGGGTTATGATGAAGTTATCAAGGATTTTGGAAGCCTTGAAGATTTCGCTGATGGTGATGAACTATCCAAAATGAAAGCCCTTCATTCACAGATGGAAGCCCTTGAACAGCAAAAAGCCGAATGGCAAGAAAAGCTGAATGAAAAATTGAAGGCTGAACAGAAGAAAGCCCTGATTAAGCAACAGCTTGAATTGGAAAAACAGGCGGCAGCAGTTCAACAGCAGCTTGACGGTATGGAAATCAAAACCTATTCCGGCATTTGGAAAGATGATGTTACAACCGCCGATTTCGCAAAGCTGAACATTGAAGGTAAAAAGAAGTATTATGAAGGCAAGTTCATTACTGAAACTGATCCTGATTTAATGCAAAAATATCAGAACCTATACAAGCAGCTTCAAGAATTGGAAGTTGAAGGTAAGGCTTATGATGATGTTCAGAAGGAATTGCAGAAAATTCAGGCTGAATTGAACAAAGTTCAAGCAGATTTGCAAAAACTTGAAAAAGGTGATATAATAGATACGGTAGATGATGCCTTTTCACAAGCCCGTAAAGATGCGGCATTGTGGGCGAAATCTACCAAAGAAGCGGATGATGCTTTGCGTGATGTGTGCGGGGATGTTTGGAAGAACGCCCCGAAAGCCGAAAGGGATGCTATCTACGGTTACACTTCAAGTTACAGTAAGATCAATGAACCGTTGCGTGGTATTGAATACGGTACAAACACCTTCAAGGGTGTTGGTAACATTGATTTTGATACCATTGGTACGAATTACGGCGGGCATAAACGGGGGCAAGTTCGCAAACAGATTAACGCTATGACCGATATTATAGAAAAATCCACCTATGATTTTGATATATGGTTGCAGCGTGGTTGTGATTACCGGGGCATGGATAACTTCTTTGAAATATCTATGTCAGATTTACAGAACGCAACACAGGCAGAATTGGAACGGCTGCTGTTGGGTAAAACCGTTACTGATTACGGATTTTTCAGTTGCGGCGTTTCCAAAGGAAAGGGCTTTTCACATAAGCCTATCATTATGAATGTGTATGCACCAAAGGGAACAAAGATGATGTACGCAGAACCGTTTTCCGCTTTTGGTAATGGTTCAGGGCGTTCATGGGATGGTGTTTCAAAGCAATCTTCCTTTGGTAGTGAATCGGAAATCATATTGCAGCAAGGTACAGCATTTAGAGTAACAAAGGTTGAACGCACAAACGGCAAACTGTATGTTGACATTGAAGTTATCATGCAGAACAACCCGCAAAGGTAGGTGAATGAAGATGGGTGAAAAGAAATCGTTGGAAGAACGCTATGGAAGTGAAATCCTTACGGATAACACCAAAATTCCAAAGTACGAACAATGCAAGGATTGCAAATTCCGCAAAATGAAGATTGGGGATTCTATGATTGATGATTATAGAAGAAGCAGTTGCATGATTTTCCCCTATCCGAAAATGAAGCCTACGCAATTTTATGACGGTTCGGCAAAATGTGAGTTCAAAGAAAAGGAATAAGCACTTTTGAAAGTTTATTTTCAAGGGTGCTTTTTTCATGCCCTTTTTCAAGGGTACAAATATATCAAAGGCTTTATTTCAACCCGGATATGGGCGTTATATAAGGTCGATTTTAAGAAAGGGGTGATAATTTTGGTAGCTGTTGGTTCTTATAAGTGCGGGAAAGGTTAGGTGATCCAAAATTATCTTCCAACTATGGGTTAAATAGTGCTTGCACCCTTCCGGGTGCTTTTATTTTCGCCTTTTAAGCGTTGCAGGCGGTAAAGAACAAGGTCAAATTTCGTGGTTCGTCACCCACGGTAAAAAACGGAAAATTTGAAAGGTAGGTAAAACACTATGAAAAAAGAAGATTTGATTGCAATGGGTTTGACAGAGGAACAGGCAAAGAAGGTCATGGATTCCATTGATGGAAACTTTGTAACAAAGGCAAGGTTTAATGAAGTCAATGAGGAAAACAAAACCTTGAAGAAGTCCGTTTCTGATCGTGATAAGCAGCTTGAAGATTTGAAGAAATCCAGCGGCGATAATGCAGCTTTGCAGCAGCAGATTTCCGATTTGCAGAAGGCTAATGCGGATCAGCAGAAAGCCCATGAAACCGAATTGAACCAACTGAAACTTGATAACGCTGTTGAAGTTGCCCTTTCCGGTGCAAAAGCCAAAAACAGCAAGGCGGTAAAGGCTATGCTTGATATGGCAAAGGTTAAGATCGGGGAAGATGGTAAACTTTCCGGCTTTGATGAACAGATTGAAGCCCTGAAAAAGTCTGATGGTTGGATGTTTGATGCAGATCAGCAGACACAGCAGCAGTTCACAGGTTTTCAGCCGGGTGCTTCTTCAACCGTTCCTAATTCTACGGCAGCGGGTTATGAAGCAAGGCTTGCGGATGCAAGAAAAAACAATAACCAATTAGAGGTTATCAAAATCAAACAGGAAGCCGCCGCTGATGGCGTTATCCTGATGTAAAACACAAAACAAAAAGAAAGGTTAAATAAGGTGAAATAATATGCCACAGGTAACAGGTATTGGTACTACTTGGAATTTGCCCAACTATGCGGGCGAACTTTTTACTGCTGATCCTACACAGACCCCGTTTCTTTCTATGATCGGCGGTTTGACGGGCGGCAGACAGACGGACAATTTTGAATTCCCTACTGCTGTTCTTTATGACTTCCCGGAAGCCGGACAGCCTGACATTTCCGAACAGGCTTCCGCAACTGCTCCCGCTGCAAGCCACATTGCAAGACAGCAGGAAAAGAATGTTGTTCAGATTCATCAGGAAGTGATTGATCTCACTTATGCAAAGCAGAGTAATTCCGGCAGAATGTCCGGGCTTAACACAGCAGGTCAGAACGCAAACCCTGCTGACGAAAAATCTTGGCAGATTCAGCAGAAGCTGATTAAGATTGCCCGTGATGTGGAATTTTCCTTCCTTCGTGGTACTTATCAGGTATCTACGGGTGCAAATGTTGCAAATAAAACCCGTGGTATGCTTGAACTTTGTACTTCCGATGCTGGTACTGCTATCGCAGCGGGTGATGTAGCACTTTCTAAAGCACTTTTGGATCAGCTTTTCCGTGAAATGGCTGATAACGGTGCTTATTTCGGTAACATGGTTCTTTTCTGCGGTGCTTATCAGAAGCAGATGATTACTAATCTGTATGCAGATCAGTTCAAGGCAAATATGCAGACTACACAGAATGTCGGCGGTATGAACATTACTCAGATTGAAACTGACTTCTTCAAGATGGGTGTTGTTTGGGATCGTTTCATGCCTAACGATTCTATTCTTATCGCTGATATGGCACACATTGCCCCTGTATTTCAGGCAGTTCCAGGCAAGGGCGTTCTCTTTCAGGAAGATCTTGCAAAAACGGGTGCTTCCGATAAGATTCAGATCTACGGTCAGATTGGTTTGGCTCACGGTCCGGCGTTCCTTCACGGTGCTATTACAGGGCTTGCAACAAATTAAGAAAGGTAGGGTGATTGTATGTTCACAGTAAAGAAGAAAGCTAAAACCCCTAACATGGTTTGGGATGCTGCTAACAATCGCCCCCTTTGCAAGTTTGTAAAGGGAGTTTTTGAAACCAATGATGAAGCCGTTGCTGAAAAGCTGAAAGGTATGGGCTATGAAGTAACGGGTGAAGCTGATGCAAAGCCTATTGAGGATATGAAGGTTGATGAACTGAAAGCCTATGCAGCGGAAAACAACATTGATTTGGGTGAAGCTACAAAGAAGGTTGAC